TTTTGTTTAGTTCGTATGAACCAGCAAACTGTACTAGTCGCACACCAACTTGTTTAATATCTTTTGCACCATCAATTGCTTCAGCAATAGTTGTAGCAATTAAAGTTTTAATATCATCAGGTTGTGCTGTTAAGTCACAAAGTGTAACATTACGAGTATAGTCGTCTAGTACACGATGTTCTTCTCCTAAATGATCTGTCCAACGTTGTAGCATAAGATTATTCCAGTTGTAACCTTTAGCATCTTTATCGTCATATGCTTCTAGCAAACCAACTTTGTTCTTAGTGCCTTTCTTACGAACACCTGGATATGCACTAAACACATTATCACTTGTATCACCACGCATACACTTTTCAAATAGTAACCACTGTGGATCAGGTGCAGGCTTTGCTTGTTTTGTTTTCTTGTCGATTACATGTTGACCTTTTTCGTCAAAGTACCCTTCGTGTGTAATGGTTGTCTTCATAACACCATTATACTGTTTAACATTAGGTGCAATAAGTTGTGCAAAGTCACCGTCAGTTGAAATAATAACATGATTGTCATTAGGGTGTGCTTGAACCCAGCCTGCAATCAAATCATCTGCTTCAAGTTGTTTGTGTTGTAATACAGTACAATTTGTTTTGTTACGAATAAATCCTGTAAACTCATCAAACGTTTCCCAGAATACTTGTTCTTCTTCTTGTTGCGAAGGAGTAAGTGCATCACGAGTTTCTTGTCTATTACGTTTATATGGTTCGTAATAGTCTTTGCGCCAACTACGTCCTTCCAAGCAGAATACTACGTGACTGCCATCGAAGTCTTTCCATGCTTTTCTAATGCTTTGAAATGTAGTATGTAGTGCCATACTGATCTTAATATCAGCATCACCTCTTACTGCATGTCTAGCACGAAAAAATGTATTTGCTGTGTCTACAAGAATATAAGTCATTATTTCCTCATCAAATATTTCATTTTATACCATTTAGCAAAGTCGGGATTGTATACCATAGTTTCGTGTACCTGCTTTGCACTTAATTGATCTGATCTGATACAATCGGCAAGTACTTGGTAATCTTCTTTTTTATATCTGCTTTGCTTTTTTATAGTTTTTACCATTAGTATCCTACTGTTTTGAGTTGAACTGCTTTATCTAAATCATCCATTGGAGCAAAGCCATGATCGTATAAATCAAATGCAATGCTTACTCGTTTATTATCTTGCTTGTGTTCAGGTACACTATGTAATACATAACTAGGAAAAAATGTAAGTCCACCTTTCACGTTTTCAAAACCTACCTTAACTTGTTCATCTACTGGACAGTAGTATATAGTCTGAGTATCATACTTGTCAAGATGAATATTACCACTTAGGTAAGAAAAGTTTTGTGCACCATGACCGTGTTGTGTAATAGGTTGGCCTTTGTGTACAACGTTTGCCCAACTAAACATATATAAGTTTCTTACAGTTGTGCTATTACTGTTCATGTATTCTATATACTGTTCTTTAATCCAATTTAACAAATTCATAAACTGTGGAATATTTTGTGTAATTTGAAAAAGATTGTATGCACTGTACTGAGCAGTAAGACTGTTTTCACCTAGTCCTGTACCACCGTCATCGCCGCCACTGTCTTTCTTTAATGTCTTTATAAGTTTTTCTTCGTTATCGATTAACCAGTTTCTAATAAAATCAATCTCTTCAGGCTTAGGATATACAGCATTCCAAAAAGGAATATTCCATGTAGGAGCATATTCATTTAGTGGGTGTATACTTTTCCAAACTTGTAGCATTAACTAACCTCTGTCTTACCGTTTCCTATATCTTTTGTGTTTACAAAACCAGCACCCATCTTAGTTTCTGGACTTGCTACACCTTGTTCTTGTGCAACATTACCACACAATTCTTTAAACCATGCGTCAACAATTTCTTCTTCGCTATCACCTTGATAGCCGTTTAGTCTAAGTTCACGAACAAAGTATTCATTCCAGTCAAGTTCAAAGAAACCGTTACGTGGATTATTGTCTTTCATTTCTACGTTAAGAACTGCTACGTAAGGCTCTTTCTTTTTTGTTGCCTCTGCTTTTGCATCAGTTCCTTCGTGTTTTGATACAGAAGCAGGAACATGATTTTTGTTGAACATTTTTTTAAGTTTATCTAACATTATAGTCCTGCCTTTCTTGCTTTTTCATCTAGTGTTTCTTGTTTATGTTCCCCATGCATTTCCGAAGATGTCGACGTGTAGTCTGGGTGTATAGCGCCAACCTCGCTCCATTGCCAATGTTGCGACTCCTCTAGTGTTGAGTTTGTATTCTTCCGACCTACCCCCAAGCGGCATAACATAGACCGGAACATCGATTCCTTCGCTACGGTACGCTTCAACCGCTTTGGAAACTTCATCCACATCTTCTTCGGTAGCCACAACAAACTTGAAATACATACTACTATTAGGTACATCAAAATACTGCCTAGCAATATCAGGCTTGATAGCAGTATCCCAAGGCTCTCCGCTAACGGAAAGTTTCGGACTGCACGACCAAGTGATATGAAATGATCTTTCGTTGTTGAGCCACTCTCTGAAATCATCTCTAAGAGGTTGCGTTGTATTTGTTTCAAATGTAACATTTTTAAGATCTCCCATTTTAGGGTGTTTAAATAGATCCATGTATAACCTTTGCCACCCTAGCAGAGGTTCACCGCCTGTTAGAATAAAATGAACATCCTGTCCATTATCCATTGTCCACTTACCTTGTGGAGTAAGACTCAATACATAATCAACTACTTCGTCGACTGTATGGTCTTTCATATACTTTTTAAATTCAGGATATATACTTGCATACGTATCACAGCCTGTGTGAATAATAGGCAAATCCTCGAATTTATTTACCTTGTCTAAAATCCCGTCATCAAGAAGTGCTTTTACTTCTGGATTATACTTAATACCTTGTTCTGCTTTTTCTGCTCTATTAGGGTGCTTGTCTAAACCAAAGTTCATACAACGAAAGTTACAACCAAATGTACGCAAGAAAACAGAAGGTACGCCAACAAAACGTCCTTCACCTTGAACACTATAAAATGCTTCACTATATCTTAATTTCATTTACAACTCCTATTATATATTATAGTGTTTATTTAGGTTTTTGTCAACCATTAACATCCAGTACTTTCTTCAAACATTTCCATTTGTGTAACGTCCTTTTTGATATACTTTTGTTTTTCTGGTATAACACCCCTAACACCACCAGCGGGTTCTTTCATATCTCCGTTTCTACGGAAAATTAAATGGACATGTGGATACATGCAAGTTTGGCCTGCACTTTCGCCCATATTGATTCCTACATTAAATCCTGTAATTGGATTAGTTTCGGCTTCAACATTCATTGTACCCATTTCCATAGCAAATTTAAAACATTTTAAAATACATTCTTGTGTGTTTTCTTTTGGTACAACAAGTGTATGCCCTAGTGTTACTGGATAAAGATCTTCGTAAACAACATAATCTCGTGTATCGTATGTAACGTTAGACCACGGTGCTCTGCCTTCTTCTTGTGCTTTTGCTAAAGTATCAATCATTTAGTACTCCTGTGTCCAAATAGCGGCGGCGTAACCCTTACCGTTAGTGTCTCCTCCGCTATTATCAATTTCTTTGCCATCATACAAAACAGTATGAATAACATCTTCTCCATTAGGTGCTTCACTGTATGTAACACGTAATTTTTTAATATCAAAATCTCCAACAGTTTCTATAACACCATCAAAGAAGGTGCCTTTTTCCATTGATAGAAACTGTACAATGTGTGTGCCTTTTTCAGGATACAAGTCGTCAACGCCTTCTAGGATATCAACTTCCAAATCAGTTTCTTCACTTATTCGACCTGACACATCATTTAAGTTTTCATTTTCAAGAATAGTTGCAATGTGTGGAGCATTGTATTCTGAGTTTTGTACTTCGTTAACTTCTATGTTTGCACTGTCAATTGAAACAGAATTTAAATGTTCAAACTCTGTGGGCATTTCATACCAAGGACTACAAGCACCAACACCTTCTACATCATCACTTAAAAAGTTTGCTTCTGGAGGAACACTGTCAATGTTTTCAAAATCAAACTCACCACCTTCGGCGCCTAAAAAATAATTTATAAGATCACCGTCGCCGTGTTCGTCTACAATCGGCTTCCAGAAATCATATGCTTCTTTAGTAAGTTTACCGTATGCATGTTCCCCACCGTAGCCCCATAGTTGTATTTGATAGTAACGTGGACCTTTAATATTATCTAGTGTTTCTTGTTTTTCTTCAAGCGTGGCCATGGGTCAGATCCTCTGTAATATATCTTTTAAGTTCTTTATCTTGTACATCATGTGGGATTTCATTCTTGTAAAAGATTCTATAACTATCTGATCCATACTTTCCGATGCCATATAACTGTGTAGCATCTTTGCCGTCCCAATCTTCAAACTGTTCGCTCATTCGATACAGTCTTTCTGCTCGAACACGTTGCATACCAAGAGGCTTAAGAACTTCTTCAATTTCATTACGTGTAGCATATAACAATGCATCATGTGTAGGCCAACGTCTAAAGAACTCTGTAAGCACAGGTTTAGTTTGACGTCTGTTTACTTGATTAAGACAAATAACACCAACCATATGTTGCCATACATTTTTTACCTGCTGTTGTACCATCAAGTCGTCACGCATTAGTACAGTTCCTCAATCTTATCACAGATTTTTAACTTCTTTGCTTCTTCGGCACTTAACCAAACGTCCTGCGGTGGCAGAAGAATTTCTTTGATTTTTGCTTCTGTCATACTCAAACACTTTTTATAATGATTAATCATACGTTCTGTGCTTAGTTCAAACTCTCTTACACGAGCATATAGTTCGTGTTCTTTACCTCTGCTACCCCAACTGTATTGATGTGATAGAATAGAAGTATTAGGTGTTAATATACGTTTGCCTTTTTCGCCTGCAATAAAAATTAAAAATCCACAACTTGCAATTAGTCCTAGCCCTACTGTTTTAATAGGTATACTACTTGACTTCATCACATCAATTAATGCAAATGCCGCATGTACATCGCCGCCTGGCGAATTAATAATAATTGTTAATTGTGGTAAAGGATTGTCTGCAAGGTTATGATTCATTACCCACTTAATTGCTTCTTTACACGAAGCAGATGTTATTTGATCCATTAAAAGATAGACGCCATTGCTGTCTATGTTTTGTATTTGCTGTTGTTGTTCTTTTTTAGCCATATGTTCCTACGTTTTCCCATGGATATACTAACCATACATCCTCTTCTGCTTTGTTTACTTCATCGCATGAGTATGACACATTGTCAAACTCACTTGCTAGGTTTTCTGTTAGTGTAGCAAAACGAACATTGTTACCCCAAACCTTTTCCCATTCAGGACTATTTGGTAAACAACCTGCAGGCCAGTCTTGCATAATCCAATTGAAGGTAGCACCAGTATCGTTGATATCATCAACAATGAGAATCTTTTTGCCTTCTTGTCCATGCCCCTGTTGATGATATCCAAATGCATCTTCAGCCATCCACAAGTTGCTTTCACTTTCCCTAGTATCATCACGTAGACTTACTTTAATTGCTTCGCAACGTATGCCAGTCATGTTACTAATAATAGTAGCAGGAACATTACCGCCACGGGTAATACCTACAATATAATCAGGACGCCAATTGTCCTTGTACATTTGATTTACAATACTAACGCACATTTTTTCTACGTCTTGCCAAGTGTAAAACTTCTTTTTAATTTGCGACATTACATTCTACCCCTGTTATTTTATCCCAACGAAAACTGCGCCAGCCGTTTGCAGTTACGTCCCAAACAACACAAACATCTTCATTAGGTTTACGTTCTTTCTTTTCTGTATCTGAATCTTTAGTCTTTGTTTCAGGTACAATATCTTCTTTAAGTGTACAAGTCATAACACGTTCGTCGCCGTTTAATTTATTAAATGTAACAACTACGTTGCCTTCGTGTAATAAATTTTTGAGCCAGTCACGTGTTTGCTGTTCGTTAAACTTTTGAATATCAATGTTCGAGTTCATATTTTTCTCTCAAGTAAGTTTCGTTGTCTACCCATTCACCATCTCTAATGAATCCCCATTCTCTCATTTTAGGACCTGGTATAAAAAGTGTCCAAGGTGTAACTCCTGGCTCTAGTTCAATTCTATGTAGACTTTTAGAACCGTTAAATCTAAAGTGTCCAGGTTTTCTCCAAAAACGTCCTTTAGGAGTAGTTTCCCAATAACCGCCTTTTAGAATAAGTGTGAAATAAGGCCACGGATGATCATGTAAATCATCTAAGTCGCCTTTGTGAAATTTATGTAAGAATACATTAAACGGAAAACGTTTACGATCTTTTAAAAACAAATAGTAACGTGTTAGATAAGGTTCGTTTTCATAGCGATCCATAATAACACGTTTACGACCAATTAGGTCTAGCCAATCTAAAAAATCGAATCCACCGATCCATTTAAAAAATCTAAAACGAAATGTCATCTTTTTCCTCGTTGTTTTCCTTATCTGATTTAATCATTTCATAAACATACAAAAACTGATCCCATAATGCTTTACAAGTGGGATTACTTTCTACAAGGTCTGTATCAACATAGCAACCAGGTGTACCAGTCCAACCAAAATCAGTAGTTGTATAAGAAGTCTCCAACCCCGGTGAAGCATAGGTATGATCTAACCCATCAATAGATATTGTAAATGTACTTGTATCATCTGCTATTGATCCTATACCAATAGTTGGTCTTTTAATTTCTTTAATATCATCACCCATAATTACCTCGGTGCAAACTCTTGTTGCAACTTAATATTATCCATAAACTCTTTCTTTGTTCCCGAATCTTCTTTGAACGAACCTTTTAGTACAGTTGTTTGTGTTAATGAACTGTGTGCCATAATACCACGATTCTCACAACAACCATGTGTTGCTTGAATGTATACACCTAAGTGTTTTGCATCTGTTGCTTTTTCGATTTCACGTGCAATGTCATTGCACAGTTCTTCCTGTAGCGTACCACGCCTAGCACACCATTGTGCAATCCGTGTGTATTTGCTAAGTCCAATTACCTTACCGTTAGGAATAACACCAATATATGCTACACCAGTTACTGGTTGGTGATGATGTGAACAAACACTTTTAAGTTCACTACGTACTACTAACATACCTGTGTATGCATCTTCTCCATTATTAGGAAAAGCAGTAGCATTAGGAATAGAATCATAACGTCCTGCCATTAGTTCATTGTAATACATTTTTGCAAGACGTCTTGCTGTACCTTGTGAATTAGGATCTGTAAATCTATCAATAATTAATGTATCTAAAACTTTTTCAAATGCTTCAGTTGCTTCTTCAATTAGTTGTTCTTTTTCACCTTCGTTAATAAAGTCACTAATATTATCACCTGCCCAATAACGTTTGTTTGCTTCTTGTAAACGTTTTGTTATTTCTTTTGTTTTTTCCATTTATTTCTCCGAGTTTAAGACGTGGATGTCTCTTCATTGTATGAGTGTAACACATTCTTTAGTTTTCTGCAACTAAAATATTCATCACTTAAGAATTTAACTAACCGATCTAGATTTACATAATGCTTCTTATGGTCATTCATAATCCAATGAATTTTTTCAATTAACTTATCTTTATTTGCAATGTAACTATCCCAGTCAGTAGTCCATTCGCTTGGATACTTGAAATAGTCATCGTACATTTCTGTATAACTCAATCTATCAGGCATAAGCGGAAACGAATTTACAATCGCACCTTCATATGCACTAATACCTAATGTTTCTTGCAGGTTAGCACTAAAGATCATCTTACTTTCACCTAGCAAGTTGTGATACTCAACTTTGCTTAATCTTTGATCTTGACAAACGACAAATTCATAGTCGCTTTGTAATGCTTCTTTTAAATCTCTAAAAATTTCAGGTTGTTTTTCTGGAGCAACTCTGTGAGGAAACAAAATTAAGTTTCTCTTTTGCATACCTTTAAATGGAACAAGCGAATCAGCAGTATATTCCATAGGCCAACCTGTACGCACAATTTTTTTACTTTCACATAGTTTATCTGTATCTTCCTTGCTAATGCCTAGTAATTCTTCAGCAAACATATCTATATGAAAGTTACTAGCAAAGTAATTATGGTTAAAGCATTCAAAGAAACTTTTCTCTGCATGTCTTACCCAAGGTTTATTACCTACTAGTCTACCTAAAAAATCTGCAGGATCATAACTACCCGCATGCCATAATCCGTGTGTTATCACATCAATACCTAACAGTTCAGCCATGTATTTGATGTTAATAATACCCGGATGCCAAGCGTCTGTGAATAGTATATGATCCCCAGATTTAACTTTTCCTTTTGTAAAGGCTCTGGAAATCTTTTCGATCTGAGTAGATTTGTAAATGTTAGTACCACCAAAGTTTAAGAAAGCACCTGGTGTAGTAGCATCTGGAATATCATCAGCACCGCCAATAACTTCAACAGTTACTTCGTTATTTCCAAATACACTAGTCCTAGAAAGTATTTTAGGTACGTGTACCTTCCACTCACTTGTGTAACGTGTTTCAACACTTTCTAAGTCTACTAACCAAATCTTCATTTCTAATTCCTTTGCCTATTACGTTTACGAGCCAACTTTTTCTTAAGTCGGTTCTTATGTCTGTTATACATTTGCCAAGGATAACTTGCATTGTTATACAAGTCCTTCTCATCAAACACATAACTCTTAGAGTCACCGTGAAGCCAACTGTTCACGCACCAGTCCTTGTATGATTCAAGGTCATTAAAGATCTTTACGATCTCCGGATGGTCTGCAAAATATGACACTGTCATCTCCTTTATTACTTTGCATACTCAATGTGGGCACCGTTTTCTCCATCTTCACTTACGTCAATATGGACTTCACGGCCTGGGTGTTTGGCAATGATCTGTTCATACAA